CTGGTAAAACGGCTTCACAGGAGGGTGGATTATTCGATCAGATCAAATTATTAAAAGAGAGAGTTGAAGGTGAATTAGGAGACATTACTGATTTAACAGGAGGATTAGGATGAGCATTATACTACCACAATCTGATGTCAATAAAATTGTTGTTGGAATTGATGTCTCAAGACCAAATGGTGAGCCTGATAAATCACCAACTGGAACATCAGTTTTAAATGGCCCTGTGATATGTGGAGATGTAAAGAAAACTCAAAATGATTATGAAGGAGTATTGAATGTTAGTTCAGACTCTGTTGTTCAATTAATAAATGATCAACAACCAAAATTAGATGTTAAGTTAGCTGCTAAGATTGATGGTAATGTAAAAATTGAAGGTGATAAAAAAACTGAATTTGCGTTAGAGGTTTCTGGTGGCAGTAATCAAGTATTAAAAGTTCATGGTGACGCTATCTTTACTGCCATATCACCTCAACTTTTGTCTAGTAGATTTAAAGATAAAGCAGATCAATTACCAGCTAAACCATTTGATATAAAACATCCAATAAAAGATGGTTATCGTCTTCGTCATGTTTCTTTAGAAGGCCCTGAATCTGGAGTTTATTATCGTGGCAGACTCAAAGGTTCAAACATAATTGAACTACCATCATATTGGAGAGGTCTTGTTCATGAAGATAGTATCACTGTTCAATTACAACCAATTGGTAAGAATCAAAATCTAGTTATTGAAAGTTTTAATAGTGAATATATCGTGATTGAAATTGGTGCAAATCAAGATTTTCTAACTAATGAGATTTTAATTGATTGTTTCTATCATGTATATGCTGAGAGAAAGGACATTAACCCATTAATAGTTGAATATGAGGGTGATAGTTGGGAGGATTATCCTGATCCTAACTTTAATCCGAACAAAGTTGATGATGATAAAAAAACTTATAACGATCCTCAGTTCTCTGGCCCACCCAACACAATCACAAGTTGATAAATAAAACAGAAGAAAATTTGTACATAGCCCAATAAGATGCCTCTTTCAAGACTGGAGAATTTTCTAAAGAATATTCAAGGTAATGTTATCTACGTTGATCCCAATGAATTGGATGCGACTGATAGTATCGAGAATCAAGGAAACTCCCAAACCCGACCATTTAAAACGATCCAAAGAGCTCTGATTGAAGCTGCTAGGTTTTCGTATGTTGCTGGACAGAGAAACGATAAGTTTGATTTAACCACCATCATCCTTGCTGCTGGTACGCACACGGTTGATAACAGGCCAGGATTTATACCTGTTGATGTGAGTGGTAGTGCAAGATATACAACAAGATTTGGACAGACTAATCAGATATTAAGTCCATTTGGACTTGGTAGTAACTTTGATTTAACATCACCTGATAACGAACTATTCAAATTAAATAGTGTTCGTGGTGGTGTAATCATTCCAAGAGGTACATCAATTGTAGGTAAAGATCTCCGTAAGACAAAAATAAGACCAAAATATGTTCCTGATCCAGAGAATAATAATATAGATCCATCTGCGATATTCAGATTAACAGGTGCTTGTTATATTTCACAATTTACGATCTTTGATGGTGATCCATCAGGTAACGTATATAAAGACTATACATCAAACTTATTCACACCAAGTTTCTCTCACCACAAACTCACTTGTTTTGAATATGCTGATGGTGCAAACGCAGTTCGTATCAAGGATAGTTTCATTGATGTGACCTCAACATCAACTGATCTTGATATGTATTATCAGAAGGTTGGTGATGTATATGATGCTGGTACAGGAAGACCAATCGAACCAGACTTCCCATCAGGTAGTCTTGACTTCCAGACAAGAGTTGAAGAGTATCGTATTGTAGGTTCAAAAGGACAACAGGTTGGTATCTCATCAATCAAGGCTGGTGATGGTGCAACTGCATCTACAACAGTCACAGTTGATTTAGATTCATCTCTTACAGATCTTTCAATCGACACACCTGTTCGTATCTCAGGTATCAGTACATCAGGATATAATGGTATCTTTGTTGTATCTGAAGTTGTATCAAATACACAGTTTAAGTATGTGGTTGGTGCTGCACCAAATAACCCACTACCCACACTGACAAGTGCAAATGTGAATATTGAAGTTGATACGATCAACTCTGCTTCACCATATCTATTCAATCTATCGAAGAGATCTGTCTTTGGTATGAATGGTATTCACTTAGATGGTGCAAAGGTTACAGGATTCAAGAGTGGATTACTTGCACAATTTACTGGTAATGCACTTCAGAAAGATGATAAGGCATTCGTAAGATATAATGCCACATCTGGACAGTATGAAGATTCTACAAGTGTTGATAACTTACACCTAGATCCATCTGCGGTTTATCGTCCAGAGTATGAATCAACTCATGTTCGTGCATCAAACGATTCAATTGTTCAAGCAGTTTCAGTCTTTGCAATCGGTCATAAGAGTCAATATGTAGCAGACACAGGTGGTGAGTTATCACTTGCAAACTGTAATGCAAACTTTGGTGAAAATGCCTTGATGTCAGAGGGTTTCAAGAAGACTGCATTTACTCCAGACAACTCTGCATATATCACACATTTGATTCCACCGAAAGAGATTACAGATGGAAATGCAAATGTTGATTACCTTTCACTTGATGTTGATAAGACAATCGGTGTGGGTGCATCAACAAGATTATACTTTGAAGGATTTACAAACAAAGATGCACCGCCTCCTCACGTTGTCGATGGATATCGTTTTGGTGCTGCATTAGACGATAAGATCAGATTGCAACTTAATGTGAATGGAAATGAAGGTGACTTTGTTTCTAAGATTGTAATGCCAACTGCAACTGGTATTACAACTAACACAGCTGAGAAGAGATACGTTGTTAATAATGCCGTTGGTGTAAGTAGTATTAGTTCAAATATTATTTCACTTAAAACCGATCACGAATTAATTACTGGTGAATCAATTCGTGTCATTGCAAATAATGGTTTCTTACCTGATGGACTTGAAGAAGATCAAGTTTATTTTACAATCAAAGGTAGTAATGCAAATGATCTCAAGGTTGCAAGAACATTAAATGATGCATTAGATGGAACAGCACTCACAATCAATAACACTGGTGGAGAACTTATAGTTGTCAGTCGTGTATCTGATAAAGTATCTGGTGACATCGGACACCCAATACAGTTTGATAATATCAATAAACACTGGTTTGTAAATGTTTCTGTAGAAGGAACTGATAACGAAATCTATCCTACCTTTGTCGGAGTTGGAACAACTGCTCTTGGTGCAAATACACCGAAGTCATTCTTTGTCAGAAAAGAAAACTCAAGAGGTATTGAGGATTCAATCTATAAGTTTAGATATGTTATCCCTGCTGGTATCACAACTGCAAGACCACCAATCGAGGGTTATATTTTACAAGAGACAAGTGATACAACTGGTTCAACTGATGCAGAGATTACAACCACATCATTAACTAACATTGACGATCAAAGAAACTTCCACTTTATAAACGAGGCAAACTGGTCATCATCAGATAATGTTGCAACTGTGATGTCTGAAGAACCACATAACTTAACTGTTGGTTCTGTTGTAAATGTCAATAAGATCACATCTGGTAACAACGCAACTGGTATTGGTAGTTCTGGATTTAATGGAAGATTCTCAGTCATTGGTATTACAAGTGCAAGAGGATTCCAATATTCACTTGAATCAAATCCAGGCACATCAACTCTTGATGCTCAGACAAGAACTGTTGGTAATCTACCAAACTTCTCGAAGAATGAATATGCACAGAGTTTCTACATTTATGAGTCTGAAGAGATTAAAGAACACATTACTGGAGAACAAGATGGTGTCTATCATCTAACGTGCTTACATTATAATGTCAAACCAACGGTATCACCATTCACGAATTATAAGTTCAGTCAGCCAGTCAAGGATCTGTATCCACAGGTTGATCGGGATAATCCAGTATCAGATCCAAATGCCGCGATCAGTCATGCTGTATCAAAAACAATTGGTAAGGTTATATCAAGTGAATTAAAAGATAGTATTACAAGTGATACAAAGAATAAATTCTTACTTGAGAATGGTATCAGTGTTGGAATCACAAGTGTTGTTTCTGATAATGGTGCTGGTCTTGCTCATACTGCATTCTTAGCAGTTGAACACAACTTAAATTCAATTCTATCTGTTGGTATTGGATCATCTGGTGTTGGATACGGTGAAGGATCTGCTACAACGTTACATGGTGCAAAACTAGTTGGTGTTGGACTTGGTAGTACAGCTGGTGGTGGTGCAACTGCAAACATTACGATTGATGCTCGTGGTGGTATTACTGGAGTTACAATCGTAAATGGCGGTGGTGCATATGGTATCAACGATACAGTTCAAGTGATCGGTGTCACGACTGCTGCTGGACACGTTGTTGGTGTTCTAACAGTTACGAATATCTATAGTGGTGTTGATCAAGTTGTACAGATCACTGGTATTCGATCTGATACAAACCAAAAACTGAACAATACGTTCCGAGTCACGGCAACGCCTGATTCAAGACAGGTATCATTTGCATCTACAGAAGTGATTGACTTTGGTAGATCACTTGGAGGAGATAGTAATAATATTACGGTTGGAACTGCGGTGTCAGATGCATCAATGTCATTTGTTGGCCCTGCAATTCCTGTTACATCAATCTCATACGACATCACAACTGGTATTGCAACGGTTGGAAGTGGTATCACCGCACATGGATTACTCGCTGGATCTAAAGTTAAATTAGCTGGTGCTGGTCAAACTGTATATAATGGTGAATTTATTGTTCAAGAAAATGTAGGACTTACCACATTTACAGTGAATCTTGGTGTATCAACTGTATCTGCACCTACCTTATCTGGAACTGTATTTGGATTCCCTGGCGGATATACATCAAATGATGGTGCAATCAGTGCTGATGATGAGAAGATTGGAAGTAGAATGTCTAACTTCTTTGTTGGAATCACTACAACACTCTCTGCTGGTATTACATCCACATCATCTTCAATCAGTATTTCAGATGCAACTGCAAGTGGATTGAACATTGGTGACTACATCATGGTCAATGATGAGATGATGAGAATCAAGAACACATCCATCAACTCTGTATTCAGAGGTGTGTTTGGAACTAAATCAACCAACCATGTATCAGGCACACAGATCAAGAAAGTTCGTGTTGTTCCTGTTGAGTCAAGAAGAAACTCACTCATTCGTGCTGCAAACCAAACATTTGAATATGTTGGATTTGGACAAGGTAACTACTCTGTTGCTTTACCAGAGAAACAAACGAAGGTTCTATCTACAGAGGATCGTAAGTTAGGTCAAACACAGAAACGTGGTGGAGGACAAAACTTCTACACAGGTCTA